TTAGGCTTGCGCCTCCGAAATCGAAGAGCGCGCACACTCCGGGACATCCTCCGTTTTCAAACGCCAGTTGCGTCCATGCACGGGTTGGCCGTCCGGCCCGGTCCTGGAGGGAGCGGAGAGCGTCCCCTTGCGGGTCATCTCGACCAGCAGCCGGGTGAGGTCCTCCGCCGACTTGTGGCCCGAGAAGCAGCGGCGGTTGATCTGGGTGCGGGTCAGCCCCCCTGGGTGACGCTTCAACTCCTTGACCACGGCGCGGGATTCCGGGTCGCCGTCGGCGTCGCCGAAGATCCAGGCCGTCGACTGAACGCAGTAGTTCCAGAACGCCAACGCCGCGTTCAGATGGACGTCCTGGATCGTCGAGCAACGGTCCAGGACCGCGTGGACCGCCGCCAGCCTCATCACCTGGGCCTCGGCCCGCGACGTCAGGTCGCCCACCAGGTCGCCGCGCTCGGCCGACAGCCGGGGGTACGCGGCCTCCCACAGTTCGTCGGCCCGGCGGTCGCGACGCAGCGGCCGGCGCGGGTCCGCGAAATGTTCGAGGTGGTCCAACGACGCCTGGAGTCGAAGGACGAACGGGAGCAGGTCCGCGTCTTCGATCGAGCCCCCGTGGGGGAGCATCTTCGACCGCCGCGAGCACACCCAGAGGAAGCGGTTGGCGAAGCCGTTGGCCTGCTCCGTGGACGACAGGAGCTTCCGAAGCTCCTTGGACGTGATGTGGCCGATGATCGAGATGTGGGGATCGGTCGCGTGGAGCAGGGTGTTTTTGTTGTTGATCCGCAGATAGTCGCCGTCCCAACTCTTGCGGATCACCGACGAAGTATTGTAGCCGTCGCGACTCATCGTCGAGAGCAAGCCTCCGAACTCGCTTTCCACGAAGAGCGCCCGCTTGTCGTCCACGCCGGGGTCGATCTCCTTCTCCTCGACGCTCCCGTCGTCGGATCGGACCATCCTCATGATCGGGTCGCGGACGGAGTTGATGAGGCCCTCCCCGGTGGAAAGACCGCTCAGGTGCCGCTCGCGGCACCACGTCTCGTCGACGGCGAAGAAGACTCGGCGGACGTGGTTCCAGCTCGTCCCCTTGCGGGCCCTGGACGACTCGCCCACCAGGCACATGAACAGGTTCGTGCCGTGGCGGGTGGACTCGTAGAACCAGTGCGGCTTGCGGCCGAACAGGTTGCCGGCGCACACCAGGACCTGACCGAGGATCGCCATCGGATCGGCCTCGGTGTGGGGCTCGATCGCCCTCACCAGGCCGCCGGCGACCCCATACCAGACCGCGGGGTCCGGCGCGTCGGGCCATGGGACCAGCCGGCCGTCCAGGTCGTCGTCCTCGTCCGGCGTCGATTCCGCCTCGATCCGATGCACCGAGCCCGCGAATCGGTCCAGCAGTTCGGTCGGCGTGAAGAGTTGGGATCGGACGTCCTCGACGTGACGGGCCGCCGCTTGCTGCATCTCGCGGATCAAGGCCTTTTGCTTGACGATCTCGGCGTGGAACGTCGCGTTGGCCCACGTCCCGACGGTCGCCGTGACTTCCTCCAGATAGTCGTCGCCGCCGATCCGCTCGAAGACGCCGGTTCGATCCAGCTCATCGGCCAGCATCACGGCGTCGATCGGCTTGCCGGCGTCCGCGAGGTCGCGAATCGCCCGAAAGATCACCTGGTGCGCGTCGCGAAAGAAGTGGTCCGGCTCCAGGATCGACAGGACCAGGCGTCGAGTCTCGTCGTCGCACTCTTGTAATAGCATCGCTCCCAGGACGTGCCTTTCGGCGTCCAGGTTCGCGATCCGCCGGATCCCGGCGTCGTCCTCGTCGCGCCGATCGTAGTCCCGAACGCGCAGGGCGCCATCGTAAGGCAGGGAGGACATCAGCGGCCCTCCTTTCCGTCGGGGCCGAGCGACGCCCCCGAGGACAGCGCCAGGGGCCGGTAGCGGATCACCCGCGGGCTGAACAGCGGGTCGACGGCGGCGGGCTCGACGATCACCGCCAGCAACCCCCGCCGCTCCATGTCGAGGAGCGCCTGATCGACGACGGCCTGGTCGAGGTCGTGAAGCTGGTAGCGGACCTCGACGGCCGTCGGGAAGCGCTTGCGGGAGAGGACGGCCACGGCCGTCAACACCAGGCCCTCGACCCGGCGATCGACGACCCGGTCCACCCGGGTGGTTCGTCGGTCAGCCACGGGCCACCTCCTCCGGGCCCAGAACCCAGACGTAGGCGTCGGACTCGTCCGGCCGTGTGTACCAGGCGTTCCGGTCGGGGTCGACGGGCGTCGCCATCGAGGAGGGAGTCGGGTCCGTGGCGCTTTTCTCGGAAGGCGCGACAGGAGCGGACGCGCGGCGCGACCGCCCGGCGTCGGGGGATTTCCCGCCGCGAGGGTTCTGTCGAGGCATCGAAGTACTCGTTTCCTGGGATCGTCCGCCGGCCCGAGCTCGGCCAAGAGTGGGCGGCGGTCGATCTTGCTTCGGTCGGATGAGGTCCGGGCGACGTTCGGCCGGACATCCTAGAGCCTACAGTTCGCCTATGTTGGCGGCAACGGATGCACGGTGGGGATCACTCCCGATCGCGCGGGGTTTGCGGGGCCGCGGGCTGGGGCCGCGGCGGGGGGTCGGGGTCGTCCAGGGCCCGGGGGTCGACGCCCAGGGCGGCGGCGATCCGGTCGCGGACTTCGGGCGCCAGGTCGATCCGGCCGGTCTCGTAGCCGCGGACGCGGCCCCGGGTCAGGTCGATCGCCTTGCCGAGTTCGGCGCGGTTCATCCCCGCCGCCTCCCGGGCCTTGCGGATCGCCTCGCCGATCCGCCGCTTGACCGCCCCCGGCCGCTCGTCCTTGGGGGGGCGGCGGTCGGGGAGGTCGACGAGGCGGTACGACGGCGGGTCCAGGTACTCCAGCATCACGCTTCGGACGTTCTCCACGTCCTCGGGTGACCGCCCGCCGTTGAGGCACGTCACCAGCTCCGCGAAGTCCGATCGGGTGGCGTCGTCCATCGCCAGCAGCCGATCCATCAACACCGCCAGCGCCATCGACGTCAGCGTGACGCGGGGGCCGGAGGTCGTCGGGGCCCGGACGGCCGCGGCCTCCGGGATCGTCGCGACGGTCATGATCGTTCCTCCCTTCCGTCTCGCGTCGATCGTTCCGACGCGGGTAGTTTCCAGTAGCCGGCCCGCCGCTTGCGGACCCTCAGTTTGTCCTCCATGGGGGTCGCCCCGTCGTTTTGCTTGTGGATGGCCGAGAGAACGACGAGGTTCCGGTCGGTCTTGTCGACGAGGAAGAAGACCCGGACGTTGAGCCGGCCCAACTCCCCGCCCTTGTCCCTCACCTCGAAGAAGTCCTCCACGGGGCGGACGTCCACCCGACCGCCCCGAGACGGCTCCTCCATCCCGGCGAGGCTCCGGAACTTCGCCGCCAGCCTTCGATATTGACGCTCCCCCAGGAACGCCGCGGCCTCCTGACGCGCGACGTTCATCACCAGCACGTTCCACAGGTATCCCGGCCGTTCGCCGCCGCCGATCCGGAGGACCGTCTTGACGGTCTTGGGGGATTTGGCCGGTTCGTCGGTCACGACTTTCCGCCTCCACGCTTCGACGGCGTCCGGGCCTTCGCGGATTTCAGTCTCCCAGCCGTTTCCAGGACGGCGTAGCGGAGCGCCGCGGAGTCGCTTTCGATCCCCGGAACTTCCGACTGGATGGCTTTCAGGCCCTCCAGGGTGGCGACCGTCACGGTGAACAGTTTTCGCCCCATCCGGTCGATCCCGTCCGGCGTGACCGAAGGCCCCCCCTTCCCTTTCCCGCTCTTCACCGTCATCGAGACACCCCCTTTCGACGACGGCGAGTATAGCGCGACGGTATATACCAATCAACCCCGCGTCCCCGAAACGCCCCGCGAACGATCCGGATCGGCCCCGAGTCGCCGCGGCGTCGGATCCGAGTGAAGACGCGCGCGCCCTCGCGCCGATGGCTTGGGTGCGGGGAGTCGCGGGTATCGCGAGGCGAAGGGAGGCGGAAGGTGGCTCAGGACGAAATCGACGTGATGCTCAAGGCGTACAAGGCGAGACGTGTCGAGGACGACGCGCCGCCGCGGATGAAATGCGCCTTCCTTCTCGAATCGCTGTTGGAATCGAAGCTCGACATGCTCCGGAAGGAGTTGCGGGTTACTCGATCGGAGCTGGTCAACGCCTTGATCTGGAACGCCACCCGGCACATCACGATCTCGTACCGGGGTCGCAAGCGCGACTCCGCGACTTGCGACGACGGCCACGAGTCGCCTTCGACGTTGACGGCGGCGTAGACCTTGACGTCTAAAGTTTGTCGATCCGTCAAACCTTGCCACCGGCGCCCCTCCCCTGTTCGACGGGGCAGGGGGGAGGCGCGAAGACCGGGCCGCGTCGGCGTCCGTGTCGGCGCGGCCCGCGTCGCGCGCCGGAGGTCCATCCCCGGCGCCGTTGGGGCGATCCTAGCGCCCTCGTCCCGCGGCGTCCAGGGTCGGCGGTTCAGGCCGCGGCGATCAGTCGCCAGCCGCATCGGCGCCTGGTGGCGCCGTCGGGCGGGAAGGTGGCGCCCTTCTCGAACGGCGAGTCCTTCTCGGACGGTCCCCGCGGTCTGGCCTTCTCGGCCTTCTCGACGCTGGGGTAGCGCCGCCAGGTCCCCTCCACGGGGCAGCGGCATCCGGTGGAGCGGGCGACGACGCGGGTCTTCTTCGGCTTGGTCATCAGGTTCTTCTCCCAAGGAAATCCGATCGGGAGAGCGTCCGAAGTGGACGACCGGCGGCCGAGGTGGCGTATACTTGGATACGCCGCGACGGTCTCCCGTTGCCGGTTGGGGCCGTTCCGAGGGGTCCTTCTCACGGGTTGCCCCTCGGAACGGCTTGTTTCTTCGGCCGCCTACGCCGATTCGACGGCCGTTCGGATCGTCTCCAGGGCCGCCGGCGAGAGCCATTGGAGCCGGCGGCGGAACCTCACGAGGAGTTCGATCCGCTCGCGATCCAGGCCGTCGAGGTCGGTTTCGAGGCGGCGGTAGGTCTCGGCGGCGAGCGTCGCCAGCCGGTCCCGCCGCTCGGGAGGCGCGAGGACTTCCACCAGGGCGTCGACCGTCCGCCCGCTGGGGGCGTACAGGTCGCGCTCGGTTTGGCTCAGCGTGGCGCGAGACACGCCGGTCGCCTCGGCCAGGCCGTCGAGGGACAGGCCGCGCTCGCGGCGAAGCCTGTGGACTTCCTCGCCGAACATGATCCCGTGTCCGTCCGGCCGCTCGGCCGGCTTCGTGGGCTTTCTTCCCGCCGTCGCCATGACTCGCCTCCCCGTCAACGCTCGCCTCTTCCGAAAGGATGGTCCGGAAGAGACGTGTCGAGGTTTCAGCGAATTGACGGACGTTACGAAAAAAAGCCGCCGCCCCTCGGCCGAGGGACGGCGGCGAAGTTCCCGACTTCGACCCGAGTTCGCGTCTGCGGGTCGAACGCCGCGGCGCTACCCCGCGAAGGGTACGCGGACCTTGACGAGACGAATCCTGACTGACCGGCCGACGGTTTTGGGACCGCGGCTGAATCGAGAACGCGCGGATCATATCGCGATCCGGGAGCGCGTCAAGCTCGAAAAAAAGACGCCGACGCCCCGCGATCGGGCGTCGGCGTCGGGTGTGGTTCGGGCGACGGCCGGCGGCGTCGGCGGTCGCGTTGGCCCTCGGATCGACCCGGCCGCGGGTGTCCCCGGCGGTCGCGCGCCGGTTCGCTCTGGCCCGAGGGTTCCGCCTTCACGTCCGGATTCTCGCATGCGACGGATGCGATCGTCAATGCTTGCCCGGATCGCCCCATTTGCCTTGCGGGCACGTCGCCGTCGCCAGCCACGGTTTGACCGACCCGAAGCATCCGCAAGCCCGGCAGCGTCTGGCCTCGGCGTCGAAGTGCGGACAGCCCTGGCAGATCGCCCGCCGCCGCATCCGCTCGGCCGCCGGCGTGATCGGCAAGCCGGCCCGGAGCCAATCCCGCAGCGACCCGGCGAGGTTCGTGGCCTGGGTCGCCAGCGGGGGATATTCCGCCGGCGAGTGGTCCGGATCGGGCAGGATCCGAACGTAGGTCGGATCATGGTCCGGGCGGGTGGGGTCGATCAGTTGGCAGAGCCGCGGGTTCGACTCGCCGCGGCATCGGCCTTCGGACAGCGGGCAGGATTGGCAACGCACGGCGGGTCTCATTTGGTGACGACGAACTTGGTGTACCCCAACGACGACAACGCCGGGCAAGACGTCGGTTTGAATTCGAGCATCAGCGGGTCGCAGGATTTCGCAGTCAGCGACAATCCAGGCGAGACGCCTGAAGTCGAACAAGGCGTGGCGAACCCCGTCGGACAGGACCCCCCGCTGTATTGGTTCAAAACGGCCCCGAGGGCCCCGTTGAAGCATGACAGGGTAAACGTGATTTGATTAAAGCAAGCCGACGTCCAAACCCCGGGGACGTAGCGCGGCAGCGGGATTGACCTAGAGCCTTGAATCGAATTCGTATATGTAAGCGTAAGGTCGGAGTCGGGGATCGGACAGTCGATGCACGGCGTGCCGTCGCCGGGACTGGGGCATCCGCAATTCGAGCAACCCGGATCGAAGAGCATGGCGCGACCCTCAAGAGCATGAAGCGGAGACCAGCCACCAGGTCCCGCCGATCCAGGCGACCTTGACCACGCGGCCGACGGGGATCGGCGACGGCGTCGTGAAATCGTTGTAAACCGGGACCTCGTCGCCATCGGCCCAGGAGCCGTCGGGTTGCAGGTCGGAGAGGCGGACCTTGCCGGTGGAACTCGGGGCGGCCCAGGTCCCGGTCGGGATCGCGGTCGTGACCCTGGCCCGGCGGACGCCGGGGTTCCAAAGGGACGCCGGGCCGGGTCCGGCGGGGGACGCGGCCGAGCCCTCCACGGCCCGCACCGCGCGTTGGATCCGCTTGACGCTCCCGCGGGAGAGCAGGACGCCTTGGTCGTCGGGGGTCGGCATGGTTACGGTCCCGGAGGGGTCGGATCGTCGGTCCCGGCCGAGAACAGGTCGACGGGCAGGTCCAGGGCGCTGAAATCCGCGGTCTCGGCCAGGTACAGCACCTTCCAGATGACGCCGTCGGCGGGGCTCGCGACCGCGCCGTCGTCCTTCAAGGGGACGGGCTTGGATACCGGGGAGCCGTCGGGGCCCAGGATCTTGACGAGCTTGCCGTCCTTGAGCTGTCGGAGCCCGGCGTCCAGCACGACCTCGGCCCAGCCGGAGACGCTGGTCTCGGCGACGACGGCCGGCTTGCGGTAGCCGAACTGGTAATCGACCGACCAGAGGTAGGCCCCTATGTCGTCGGACCACTCGCACGATCCGACCACGCTCACGCACTTGACCGACTCGGCGGGGAAGCCCATCCAGGTCGAGCCGTTGACCTTCCCCTCGAAGTCGTCGATCCGGTCGCGGTCGAACCGACGTTCCTTGCGGGAGACCTCGAAGACGGTGGTGCGGGCCTCGCCGGCGAGGGGCGGGTCGAAGGGGTCGCCGGCGGCGTTGAGCACGTCGACGCCGTCGCGGTCGACCGTGGCCGCGGTCTCCCGTACCTCGGAGCGGGCGCGGAGGGTCGGCCGGGCCTGGAACGGGTCGCGATCGCCGTTCGCGTCGACCGGCCCGCGCTCGGGGTCCTTGCCCTCCCAGGAGCGCGGCTTGAAGGAGAGCGTGGCCCTCCACTGCTTGCCGTCGGGACTCGACCGTTCCAGCGTCACGTCGTTGAGGACGCACCGCGGGTCGGTCTCGACGGCCGTCTTGGTCAGCGGCCAGCGGTAGGTCATGCCGGCGAACAGGTTCAGCGCGTCGGCGACCGTCTTCGCGCCGACGTTGGGGTCGTCGGTCTCGATCCGAAGCTCGGCCGAGTAGTTCCAGCCTTCCTGGAGCGACCATCCGGAGTGTGTCCCGAGGTCGGAGATCGACGTGACTTGCAATGTGGGCCTCGATCAGATGGCGACGGTGGGGGCGATGGAAGCGGCGAGCTTGTCGCCGATGGCGGCGGCGACGGCGCGGACGGCCGGGACGAGGCCCTCGGTGTTGGAGGCCGTCTTGCGGGCGGCCTCGGCGGCGTCGTCGCGGCCGCCGCCGTGGCGGGCGCGAAGGACGATGGAGGCGGCCTCGCGGGAGCCCAGGCGGGCGGCCTCGGCGAAGTCCGCGGATCGGGAGGCCGACGTCTTGGCCTTGGGGACGGCGGGTTCGGCCTTGGGAGCGCCGATCTTCTCGGCCGGGGCGTTCCCGAGCTTGGCCCGGGCCTCGGCGATCCGGGCGGCGGCGGCGTCGAACGCCTGGTCGACGAGCTTCCGGGTGGGCCGGGTGGCGGCGGCGGCGGCGGTCTCGGCGGCGGCGGCGGCGACCCGGTCGGCCTGCTCGGCGTAGGATTGCAGGCCGTCGGCCGAGCCGGCGAGCGTCCCCGTGAAGTCGAGCCGTTCCAGGAAGGTCGCCAGCACGACCATGCGGCGGGCGACGGCCGCGAGGCCGGTGTCGAGGGTCGCGACGAAGGTCGCCGCGGCCCCGCGGGCGAAGTCCCAGGCGTCGGCCATGCGGCCGACGGCGCCCTGGACGACGGCGATCCCGGCGTTGGACCCCTCCAGGGAGTCGAGCGACACGCCGAACCAGTCCATGACCGCCTTGGAGGCGTCGGTCCAGGCGATCCCGGCGGCGGCGATCAGGGTGTTGACGCCGCCCAGGGCGGCGCCCAGGAGCGGGGCGGTGGTCTCGCCGATCGTCTGCCAGAGCTGCTCCAGACGGCCCCAGAACTCGGCCATGCGGGCGGCGGTCCCGGTGGACTCGCGGGCGAGGGCGCCCTCGTCCTTGGAGAGCCCGTCCTGGATGAGCGCGATCCGGGCCTGGATCTTGGCCGCGTCGGTCATCGCGCCGGTGGCGCCGACCAGGCCCATGGCGAACGCCTTGCTCTTGACGTGGGCGTCGTCGATCAGGATGCCCCATTCCTTCAGGGGCTCCGATTCGCCGGAGAGCCCCGAGCGGATCTTGAGCAGGGCCGTGGCCAGGTCGACATCCCGGAACGCGGCGGCGTCCGCGGCCAGGTTGCTGAACCCAACGGCTAATTTGGATGCGTCGTCCTCGGCATAGCCCATCCCCTGAAGCATGCCGCCGATGGCGGCGGCGCCGTCCAGGTACGCCTGGCGGGAGGAGCCGTAGGCGTCGGCCATGAGGTTCGCGTTCTCCTTCACCCGCGCCGCCGCGTTCCCGAAGACCTGGTCCGTCTTGTTGAACGCCTCGGTCAAATGCGCGGCGGCGGCCGCGCCCTTGAGCGCGACCGCCCCGAACGCGACCGCCGCGAGCGCCCCGACCTTGGCGAACGCCGAACCGACCGAGAGCACGGCCGAGGCCGAGGACCTGGCCATGGAGACGACGCCGCGGCCGATGGCGGCGGGGATCGCGAGGGCCGCGCGGGCGGCGCCCCTGACGATTCCGGCGAACCCCTTGACGACGCCGGCGAGTCCGCCGACGGCCGTCGGCGCCCACGACAGCGCCTCGCGTCCGTTTCTCAGGGCCGAGAACAGCGCGACGCCGGCTCCCTTCCAGTCCTTCCGGAACAACGCCGCGGTCAGCTTCGCCAGGTCGGCCGTCGCCCTGGCGGAGCCTCCGACGAGCCCCGTCATTCCCTCGGCGAACCGGAACACGCCCGCCGCCGCGCGGACGGCCCCCACGCCCACCGCGACGAACCCGGAGGCGATCTTGAGCAGGACGCCGCCCTCGAACGTCGCCAGCTTCACCGCGAATAGGCCGATGTCCGCGAAGAGCAAGTAGCGACGGACCTTGCGCGTCGCGGATCCAAACGCGGCCACGGCCGACGTAGTCGAGGCGATCCGACCGCGAAGGACGGCCGCCTTCTCGGCGTCGCGGGTGAACGCCAGCCGCAGCCGGTCCACGCCGACCTTGGTCCAGCCGGCGGCGCGGCCGAGGTCGGCGACGGCCGCCGCCGTCTCGGCGACCCCGATCGCCCCCTTGAAGGCCGAGAACGCCCGGCCCATCGTCAGCGCGCCGACGGCCGCGTCGCGGGCGACGGCCGTCGACCAGGACTTGACGATCCCGCGGGACTTGGCCATGTCTCGGGCCAGGGGCGCCGTGTCGGCCCTGACCGACAGGGCGATGCTTCCGATCAAGGCCATGGGCTACCGACTCCTCCCCAGGGCCGCCGCCTCGGCGAGGGCGCCCTTGCGGATCCCGATCGTGATCTCCAGCCGCGCGCGGCGCTTGGTGGCGTCGAACGCCCGCTTCATGGCGTGGGTCGCCGGCAGCTTCCTGGTGCCGAACTCGCGGAAGGCGGCGTAGAACGTCTTGTCGACGTAGGCGCCCTGGTTGATCCGGACGTCGATCCCCACGCTCTTGCGCCCGCCCCTGGTGGCCCGGACCTTGACGCCGCGGACGGTGGCGCCGGTCGATTGCGACGGTCGGCCGGAGACGGTCGGGTTCGGCGTCGCGGCGGCGATCTCGGCCTTCACCCGCGCCTGGACGGGCTTCATCCCCGCCCCCATCGCGCGCGACAGCACCTTGCGGCGGACCTTGGGCTCCAGCGCGTTCAAGGCCCGGTCGACCTTGGGAATCCCCGTGATCGCCAGCTTGAAGCGCGGGCCGCCGCTCCCCGACGTCGAGGCGCCCGAGCCGGCCCAACGCTTGCCCGCGCCCGCGACGCTCACGAGAGCGGCGTTCTGGGACGGGGGGCGTCGTCGTCGTCGTCCCGCGCGTCGAGAGGCTCAGACATCCCGAACGCATCGAGCAGGGTTTCGTCGGAGTCGATCCGCCAGACGGCCGAGGCGTGGAAGCCGTCGAGCGTCCGCTCGATCGAGAACCGGACGACGCGGTCGATCCGGACGCCGGTCTCGGGAAGCTCGACGTTCATCCCGGCGGGGGACTCGTTCACATGGATGAGCATGACGGCAGGTTCCTCGACATCAGGGTGGCGGTCTCCTCGGGGGAGAGCCGTTCGGATTCGACGGCCGACGCCCGGATCGGCCGGAGGACCAGGTCCTCCAGCCGCGGCGGCTTGCCGCCCGCGGCGGCGATGATCGTCTGGCAGACGTGGGCGTGATGGAGGTTGAGGTCGGGCAGGCCGACGATCCGGTCGAACGCCAGCCACGTTTCGTAGTCGGCGGCGGGCGTCGCGTCGATGTCGGCGAGGGTGATTCCCAGGGCCAGGGCCAGCCGGCAGCGGAGGAGCGTCGGCGACCCCGGCCGGGTCATTCCCCCTCCAGGTCCGCCACTTCCTTGGTGGAGTACTTGTTCAGCCGGATCGCGGCGTCCACGATCGGTTCGAGGGCGTCGCCGGCCAGCATGGAGAGGGCCTCGACGTCGGCGTCGGTGAACAGCGGCGCGCCGGTCTCGTCGACCGCCGAGGCGACGACCATGCGGGGCCGGAAGTAGCGGCCCTTGTCGCCGGCGTTGGCGATCTCCAGCTTGTCGCGTTCGGCGATGGTCATCTGGCGGACCATGACCTCGCCACCCAGGGCGGGGACGGCGACGGCCTCGGTCTTGGGTACGGGTCTGGAAAGGAAGGCGATACGGTCGAGCACGGGGCGGTTCCTTGGTTGCGGATCCGGGATCGGTCGTCGGGGCGTCGGGGCGTCGGGGGTCAGGTCCCCGATTCGGCGTAGGCGGTGATGGCGCCGGAGACCTTGATCGTGGCGGACGCCTCCAGGTTGCCGTCGGCGGCCTGGGCGGCGGGGGGCAGGGAGGTGAGGAAGCCGGCGAACTGTTCGCCCTTGCCGGGGGTGGTCGGGGCGACGACCCGCCAGTACATGAGGACCGGCGGGGTCTCGCCGGTGACGTACTTGCGCAGGGCGGCGTGGGCGGTGTCGGCGGGGTCGAACTGAAGCTCGAAGGTGGTCTCGCCGGGATCGACCCGGCCGGGGCGGAAGGTGCCCACGGCGTCGTCGTAAGTCGAGGTTTCGACCGATCCGACCTTGGGGTCGGGGAAGCCGACCGAGAGGATCCCGCCGACCTTCGTGTAGGTCCCGGAATCGGTGAGGGAGTAATAGAGCTTGGTTCCAAGCGCGGGGACGGCGGCCATGGTTCAGGCGACTCCGGGGAGGGCGGGGATGGGGACGCGGCGGCGGACCTTGATCTGGACGATCCGGCGGTGGAGCCACTCGTCGCGGCCGTCGGCGCGGCGTTCGACGGCCTCGGCGACGTCCTCGACGAAGCAGCCCAGGAGGACGACCCGGCCGACCTTGCCGCGGAGGCCGTGGAAGGCGGCGACGACGGCCTGGGCGGCGGCGTCGGCGTCGGCGGCGGCGAGGGCCTGGCAGTCGACCTGGAGCGAGGCGTCGGCCGTGCCGTCGCCGCCGTCGAGGTTGAGGCCGGGATCGTCGGCGGGGAACGAGAAGACGACGGCGGGCGGGGCCTTGCCTTGCGGAAGCGCCGCGTGGTGGACGCGCGGGCCGACCACGACGGTCAACTCGGCCGAGGCGGCCAGGATCGCGTACACGGCCTCCCTGAGCGTCCCGGGGCCCGTGTCCGGCCCGTGGACCTGGACGACGGCCGTTCCCGCGAGGGAGGCGGCGGCGAGCGCGTCGAGGAGCGTGGCGATCCCGGCGGGGGCGGCGCCCAACGCCCTGGCGGGGAGTCCGCCGTAGCCGGGGGGCTCGAACCAGAGGCCGTCGGGGTTGGCGGTGACGCCCGGCAGAGCGCCGCCGGAGGCCGGGGCGCGGGCGACGACGACGGGGACGGCCGTCCCCGCGATCGCCGAGCCGCCCTCGGGGACGTGGATCCGGGAGTCGCGCGGGACGAGGATCCCCCGGGCGTCGCCGCGATAGGTCCAGGCGATGCCGGTGGGGCCGTCCCCGGGGGAGACGATCGGTTCCCCGCGATAGGTCGCGATCGCCGCCATGGATCAGCCCAGTTCGATGTAAGGCGTGTAGACCGTCTTGCCGCCCTGGCAGGCGACGAACGGACACGGGAGCACGTCCGAACCGATCAGGGCGCCAGACTCGGCCCCGAGGACGAAGTAGCCGGTGATCGTGGTCCCCGGCGGTACGGTCCAGGACGCGGCCTCGGAGTAGACCGACGCGCCGACGCCCGATCGACCCGGCACGCCCTCCGGGTCGATCGGCGCGGCGACGACTGGGGTCCCCCAGGCGTCGGGGCCGATCCGCCTCGCGAGCGTCTTGCGGGCGTAGCCGTCGTGGTCGGCCTCGGCGGCGAGGTACCGCGCGGCGGTCTCGTCCTCGGCCTGTTCGACCGGGGCGGTGGTCATGCAGAGGAGCCAATCCTCGCCGCCGCCGGCTTGCGAGAGCAGTTCCGAGAGCAGCTTGACGGCCCCCTCGCGCGCGATGGTGAACACGGCTCAGCCCCCAGTCGCGATTTCGGCCGCGGCCTTCTTGCGCATCAGCCGGATCGCCAGGTCGCTCGCCATCTCGACGAGGTCGGACTCCTCGGCGTGGTCCCGGATGAGTTCCGAGAGCAGGATGGGCGCGGCCTCGTTGCTCCAGACCGTTTGATGGCGGGTCACGAATCCGACGACGACCGCCAGGTCGAACCCGAAGGTCACGCCGACGTCGCCGGGGACCTTCTCCGCGCGGAACGGGAGCAGGTCGCAGTTGTCGAGAATCACGGTTCACGCGCCTTTCGGGGTTTCGTGGCAGCGGACGGTCAGTTCCGTCCCGCGCGTCTCCCAATCCGCGACGGCGGAGATCGCCAGGGTCCGATCGGTCCCGGCGATTCGGAAGCGGCCGGTGGAATCGATCCGCGGGTCGTGGCGGCAGGTGACTTCGTGGTCGGCCGACGCGCGGACTTGCGGGCCGGCGTCGACGGTCTCGTCGCCCTTCAGGGGTCGGAGCCTGGCCCAGAGGCCGAAGGCGTCGGTCCACTCGTCGTGGGACGCGCCGCCGCCGCCGTCGACCGTCGCGGGGGTTTGGTAGACCAGGCGGGTCCTCAGACGTCCGGCCCTCACGGGTAGCCTCCCCAGCGGGCCGGCGCGAGCAGGCCGTCGAGTCCGGGAAGCTCGGCGAGCGAGACGCCGGGGACGACGGCCTCGCGGTTCTCGTAGTGGGCGCCGATATGGAGGAGCATCCAGTCCTTGAGCGAGGCGGGGACGTCGGCGGCGGAGGCGTAGCCGGCGGTGTAGACGACCTCCACGGCGGCGAGGCCGGGGCGGACGCAAGGGCAGCACGCGCCGAGGACGGGGCGGATGCGTCCCGGAGGTCCCTCGTCGACCTCGTAAAGCGACGGGTCCAGGACGCGGACGACGCCCTCGACGTCGCGGTACGAGACGGCGTCGATGGTCAGGAGCGCGTCCTCGATCCGGATCTCCCGGAACCAGCGGCCGTCGAACGACTGGGGGGCGGGCCAGCGCTCAAGCGACAGACGCCAGGACGTTGGGAGCAGGGTTCGCGACGTCGCCTCCTCGGCCGCCTCGCGGGCCGCCCGGATCAAGCGGCCGATCAGCGCGTCCTCCAGGTCGTGTTCGACGCGGAGGTGGAGCTTGGCCTCGTCGAGCGTCAACGGCTCGCCGGCCGGGGGCGTCACGAGACGGCGCGGCATCTTATTTCGCCTTCCTCCTGGGCGCCCTCGGTTCGGGCTGGGGCTCGGGTTCCGGCTCGGGCTCGGGCTGGGGCTCGGGTTCCGGTTCCGGCTCGGGTTCCGGCTCGGGTTCGGGCGTCGGCGGTGGATCCGGGAACGGCTCCAGGGCCTCGGCGTAGCCGGCGGCCACCAGGTCGCGGGCCGTCGCGAGGGGGACGTCGGCCGGGGCGCCGGCGTCGATGCAGCCGCCGGGGCCGGCGAGGATCGTGCGCATGCGGATCTTCACGGTCGCTCCGGGGGAGTCGGGCGGGCGCGGGGCGCCCGCCGTCGGATCGGATCATCAGGCCAGCTTGCAGCGGCTGAACGCCTCGGCCAGGACGGGGGCGCCGTCGACCCAGCGGCGGGAGATGAAGCCGATTTCACTGGTGTCGGAGTAGCGCTCCACCAGGCGCTGGATCCGGAGGTCGGAGACCTCGGCGATCCAGTAGTAGCGCAGGCAGCCGATGGCGCCGACGTAGAGGCCGGTGGTGAAGGTGGCGGGGACGTACTCGCTTTCGGCGACGGCGATCCCCAGCAGGCGGTCGGGCTGTCCGGCCTGGACGGAGGGTTGCCAGAGGTAGTTGTTGGTCGTGTCCTTGAGCTTGGAGACGGCCTCGATCGCCGTCCGGCTCCACATCCATCGGCAGGTGGGGTCGGCGCGGTAGCCGGGCTTCAGGCTGTACTTCATGGCGATCAGGGTGTCGGCCGTGATCGCGGTGGTCGTGTTGGTGCCGGTGACGTCGCGGGTCGTCGGGACGCCGTTGGCGCTGGCGGTGAAGATCCCCAGCGGCTTGCCCGTGCCGTTGCCGGTGAGGTACGCCTTCTCCTCGGTGATGGCGTTCTTGTACGCCAGTTCGTCCTGGATGAGGCGCTCGATGTTGGAGTCGCGGTCGGACGCCTCGATCGAGATCTTGGCGAGCTTGCTCATCAGGTAGGGCTTGAGGTCGCGACGGTCGAGGGCCATCGTCGTGTCCTCGGTGACGGCGGCGACCTCGCCCGACCAGTCGGCGTCGGCCATGCGCGAGGTCAGGCGGGGGACGCCGACGGTCTTGGCGCTTCCGATCCGCTGGATCCTGGCGAGGGGTCGGACGAAGACGAGGTCGTCGATCCCCTTGACGATCTCGGCGGCGAGCTGGGTGGGGGTGACGAGGTAGCCGCCCTTGGAGTCGGTCCCCAGGACGGTGTCGCGGAACTCGCGGGGGATGGCGGCGTGGCGGACCTGGCCGGTGGCGAGCCACTCGGCGTAGACGGATCGGTATTCGGCCGATTCGCGGTACTGGCCGGCCGTCCGGTTCTCGGGCCGGTTCGACGCTCCGCCGGCCGCGGAGCGCTCGCCGCCGGCCATGGGGTCGCTGACGCGCTCGTCGGCGGTCTCCAGGCTGGCCTCGGCGGCTTCGAGCCGTTCGAGGTCCTCGTAGCGGCGTCGGAGTTCGTCGGCCGCGTTCATGAGGCGGTCGAACTCGGCGCGGTCCTCGGCGGTGGGGCCGCCCTGGCGGGCCTCGGCCTCGGCGTGCTTTTGACGGGCCTGGGCGATCAGCCCGGCGCGCTCCTCGCGGAGCTGGACGGCGGTCTTCATCCGGCTTGGTCCTGACTGTGGTGCGAGTCGAAACGGAAGGTCGGTTGGTTCGTGGGTCGGCGTTTATCAGGCGGATTCGGCGAGCCGGAGCCGGAAGTGGGCGCGGGTCGCCCAGGCGTCGTCGCGGTCGCGCGCGGAGCGGAGGGCGTCGAGCGATCGGACTGAGACCTCGGTGGCTCGATAGGCCGGGTAGGCGACGATCGAGACGTCGTCGATCCTGGAGAACTCGGTGATCTCCCGGATGACCCCGGTCGGCTCGGAGCGCCAGACCTGGCCGCGGCTGGGGTCGTCGAACATGTAGAACCGGAACGACGATTCGGCGAGGTCGCCGCGCTCGACGAGGGCGGCGTAGTCGCGGGCCATCTGGGTGTCGGGCGGGTCGGCCTCGTAGCGGAGTCCGCGGGAGTCCTCGGTCAGCCGGAGGGTGCCGTTGCGGGTGCGGCCGAGGATGAGCGACGGGTCGTGATTGACGACCAGGCGGACGTCGGCCCCGGCCAGGGCGGCGGCGAACGCGCCGGGCCTGATGATCTCCCGGAACCCGCCCAGGTCCTCGGAGAGGGAGTTGAAGACGGCCGCGTAGCCGACGATCCGCTTCTTTCCGTCGACCTGGTCGACGCGGAGTTCGGAGGCGGCGAGGGAGCGGACGTCAGCCTTGGGGGTGGTCGGGGTCATCGTTCGTCGCCTCGACGGATGAGGTGGTTTCGACGTCCGGTTCCCTTTCCGGTTCCGGTTCCGACGTCGGTTCGTCGGCCGCCGCGGGGTCGGGCGTCGCGGCCGGCTCGCCGACGCGCTTGAGTTCGGTGAGGTTGAGCTGGACGGTGTACTTGCCGCCGCCGTCGTCGGCGCCGATGGGGGAGGCGTTCTCCTTGCGGCAGACCTGGTCGCGGTTCATCCAGCCGTTGCGGATGGCGATCTCGTAAGCCTGGTAGCGCTTCAGGAGGTCGCCGCGAAGGAGGGCCTCGACGGTGTGCTCGGCGTAGACGCCGGCCTTGCGTTCCGACGGGCTGAAGAGCTTCAGCGCGGCCTGTTGCTCGAAGGCGACCAGCCAGGGCATGAGGGCGGTGTTGAGGTAGTCCTGGTTGCTGGCTTCGAGGTTGGCGAGGTGGGCCTGGGAGTAGTCGCCGACCTTGTGGGGAGGGGCCCGCCAGGGCCGGGCGACTTCGAGCACCTGGTACTTGCGGGCCTCGAGGAGTTGCGACTTCTCCGGGTCGATCGTGGTCGGCGTGTAGGTGCCGCCCTCTTCGAGCACGGCCGTGCCGTGGCGCTTGCCGGGGCCCTTGAAGCGGTGCTCCCAGTCGCGGACGAACTCCAGCTTCTTCTGCCGGCTCTCGAACTTCTTCGCCAGGGAGATGACGCCGCCGGGGTCGGAGCCGTTGCGGAAGAAGTCCCCCTGGAAGGCTTCCTCGGCGAGTCCGACGCCGATGGCCCGCTCGATCAGTTCGACGAAGCTCCAGCCCGAGACGCCGTCGAAGCCCAGGCCGGCGAGGTGGAAGACCTTGGAGGCCGGGAGCGTCTGGCCGCCCGCGAGGTGGTAGACGAGGGCCCTGGTCGTCTTGTCGCGCTTGACGACGACGGTGGACGGGTCGATCAGGTGGAGCGCCGCGGGGCGGGGCCCCTTGCGGACGATCTCGGCGTAGCCGTTGCCCCAGAGCAGCGCGTGGACCATGAGGGCCTGGCGCCAGTTGATCGCGGTGGTCTCGCCGTCGGGGGAGACGTTCAAGAGGTCGTCGACCGGGTGGTCGTCGGCGATCAGCCGGCCGCCGTCGGCCTGGCGGCGGTAGACGCGGCACGGCAGGGCGGCGACGTCGGTGGCCAGGACGTTGAGGACCGCCAGGAGCGCCGGGAACTTCACGGCGGTCCAGGGGTTGACGACCATGCCCGCGGTGTCCTCGGCGGGCTTATAGAAGATCTCCTCGCCCTGGACGTACCGCGGCTCGGGGTCGCCGACGACGATCGGCGAGGCGTCGGCGGTGAAGGTGGCGAAGGAGAAGGAGGCGGTCATAGGACGAGGAGGTCCTCGGATTCGTAGCAGGTGATCGGGCTTTCGCCCGCGCCGGAGGTGGCGGCGGCGATGGCGTCGACCAGGGCGGAGAGCCCGTCGACCTTCCGCCGGGACCGGACCTTGTCGATCTTCATGTTGCCGTTGGAGTCGCTGATCGCGACGGCGTTGGAGGCGTTCCAGCGGAGGATGGGGTTGCCGCCGTGTCGGATCCGCTCGGAGAGGACGAGCCGGAGCAGTTCCTTGGTGGGGACCGTCACCGACTGGATCGCCTGGCTGAAGAACTCGACGGCGACGCCGTCCTCGTCGCGGAGGGTGAGGCAGAGGTCGAGGGCCTGGTGGCGGTCGACGAAGAGCTTGCGGAGGTCGAACCCGGCGTGCGTCTCCTGGATCCGCTTGCGGATCCAGCGGTAGTCGACGACGTTGCCGGGGGTGAGCGTGATGAGCCCCATCCGGGCCCACTCGCGGTAGGGGACCTGGTGCTTCAGTTCGAGCGCCTCGATCCCGTCCTCGGGCAGGAAGAACTCCATGAAGACGTCGAACCCGTCGTGGACGTCGCCCTGGATCCAGGCGAGGGCCGAGAGGTCGTCGACGGTCGAGAGGTCGAGTCCGCCGAAGATCGTCGATCCCGGCTCCATGGGCCTGGGGGGCGACGCGCAGGCGTCCCACTTGTCGAGGGCGACGAAGGCCGAATCGGACGCGGTGACGATGTTCAAGCGGAGCCGCTTGAAGTTGGCGAGGAGCGACGGGTTTCGCTTCGCCTCCTCAAGCTCGCGCCGGAAGTCCTCGACCTGGATCGTCTCGCCGAGCGACGGGTTGGCCTTGCGCCAGGTCGCGGGGTCGTCGACGTCGTCGGTCTCCAGGGCCCGGTAGACGATGCCGAGATGGGCGAAGTCCGGGACGACGCCGTCGTTGACCTTCTCCGAATACTCGCGCTGTTCGTACCACACGCCGTCGGCGGACTCGCCGGCGGTTGTGATCGAGCCCAGGATGGGTTGAGCCCTCGCGGCCGATCCATAAGCGAACACGTCCCACATGTCCCGCTTCTTCTGGCGGTGCAGCTCGTCGAAGACGACGTGGGAGGGGTTGGCGCCGTCCTTCGATGCGACGTCGGCCGAGTTGGCTATGAACGTCCCATGTTTGCCGTCGAGACAGGCCGCACGCCTCGCCCGCTTGGCGAGCCGGAAGAGGGGCTTGAGGACGGTGGACGACTCAATCATCTTCACGGTCTCGTCGAAGATGATCCCGGCTTGACTCCGATCGACGGCGTTGACGTGGATCTCGGGCGACGCCTCGCCGTCCAACAGGCAGAAGACGATCAGCAGCGCGCTAAGCATCGTGGACTTGCCGTTCTTCTTGGCGACTTCCAAGTAAAAACGGCGGAACCTGCGCGTGCCGTCCGGGTTCCTCCACCCGAACAGTCGCATAATGAAGTCCTTCTGCCAGTCGAGGAGCCGCAGCGGTTTCCCACCCCACCGGCCCTTGGACTGTCGGCAGTGGGTTTCGACGAACCGAATCGCCTTCAGGCCGGGCGCCTCGTCGAACCAACATCCCTTCTCGACCGCCAGGCGGTCGGAGGCGTTGCGGATCCACTTCGGATCGGGTTGGAGCCATTCCTGAATCTGATCCACGATGGTTCATTGGTCATGCGGTGTCGTTCATCAAGAATTCGGCGAGCGGGTTCGCGGGGGCTTCTCCGGCCGCCTTAACGCGGGACCGCGAGCTTGGGGTGAGGCCGAACTCGATCAGCATCCGTCGGTAAAGGTCGCGGGCCTTGTAGTCGAGCGGGTCGAGGCGGAAGAGCGCGTAGGCTTCGCAAAGCAGCGCCAGGGCCGGGCGGTCGCCTTCGGTCAGCAGCCCGACCGAGGAGAGCAGCGGGGCCAGCTCCGCCCAGTGCTCGCGCGCGTGGGCGAGGCCGTCGGCGAGACAGCAGAAGTGCTCGGGGAGGTCGAGGTCGGCGTCGGGGATCCGGGGCTCGGCCTGGTTGATCCGGTCGGCTCGGTCGCCGTCCAGGATCTTCAGGGCCGTCGGCTTGGGCTTTCGGCCTCGCATCGCGCGACCCCCGTCGAATTCGAATCGCCAATTTTGTCAAAAAACGCGCGCGCCCCCGCCGCGGTCTTCAAGTTCAAGGGCATGCAGGTTTTCACCCCCCCTCCCTCCGCGTAGGTGCATGCACCTACGGGCGGGGCTTCCGGGCGGCGTGGAGGCGGCTGTGGCAGCCGTGACACAGGGTCTGGAGGTTCTCCAGCACTAGGCCGAGCGACGGCGCGTCACGCAGTTCGACGACGTGGTGGACGTGCGAGCCGAGGTTCAGTCGGCGGGGCTTGGCCTGGAGGCAAAGCTCGCAAAGCGGGGATTCGCGGAGCTTGATCCTCCGCACCGCTTTCCATTCGGTCGAGTTGTAGAACCGCTTGGATTCCGCGTCGCGACGGTTCCGGTCGTATTCCCGGTGGCGCGACCCCGGATCGGGCGTCGGCGCGTGGAATGGGATCCGCTGAGGCATGGCTTGCTCAACCCCCGAACACGACGACCGCCATCGCCCGCGACGCGATCTCGATCAGGCCGGCGGCCATCATCGCGACCCACGCGACGGTCAAGCAGGCGTCGGGCCGACGGTGTTCGACCGTCCCCGGCCCCGTCGGCTTCGACGGGATCATCGCCGGGCGCGGCTCAAGGCCGCTCACTGTCCTGGACATCACCGTCCCTCCTCGCGCCTGATTGGGTCGCCGTGGGTTCGCGCGCGAGACAACTCCGACTCGGCCGCGGCGATCTCCGAACGCAGCTCCGCGAGCCGCGCTTCGAGGTCGAGCCGATCGTTGGCCCGGCGCGCGGCCCGCCAGCGGTCGTAACCCGCGAGCACGCCCGACCAAACCAGCAGCCCGATCCCAACCCAACGCGCGACCTGCTCCTGACTCGCATGCCCCACGACGAACGCAGTCGCTCCCGCGAACGCCGCGCCGAGACTCCCGGCGTGATTGGTCGGCGGCATCCGGAACCCCCGCGCATGGATAAGGCCCTCGACCGACCGGGACGTCGGAGAGGGCCTCGTGAAATGATCGGTCGGGGCGCATCGACCCCTATCTATCAGTGCCACATGATTCGAGCTTTGCGAATCAAAGCGACCGCCGCCGCCGCCGGGAACGCGGCCTATCCCGAAACCCCGAAGCGAGTTGGACCGCTCGGAAAATCCTCGTCCGAGTGACCTTCGCGAAACTTCCGCGTCGCCTCCTCGTCGAGCGGATCGACCAACCTCAGCGAGATCCAGCACCGGGCGTCCTCGTGCCAGCCCGCGTCCACCCCCTTCGGCGGATGCTCCCGATGCACCGCCACGTCCACCAGGCAACCCGCCGGCGCGCCGTTGGGGAGCCGGCCGTAACGCATCCAGACCACTTCATCGGAATCGGCGTCCGGCGGGCGATGGATCCGGAGCGGCGTCGGGGAGGGAACGGGAACGGGAACGGGCGTCGTCGGCATGGTCGCGGCCTCGCGAGGTCGATCCGGAATCGTCGCGCCTCGGATTGTAGCAACCGCCGCCCGCGATCCGCGGATCATACCGCCGACGCCGCGCCCCCACGGTCGTGGGGGCGCATCCCGGCGGCGGCCAACCAAGCCCGCCCGGCCCGTCGCCTCTTGGCGACGCCCCGCCGCCGCCACCAGTCGCCAACCGGCGACGCCGACGACGTCGCCAGCCGGCGACGCCCCGACCAGCGAACCCCCCGAAACCACGGTGAAACCCATGCGCCGCAAGGCCGTCCTCTACCTCCGAACCGCCACCCGCCGCCAGCACGCCGACGGCTCCTCGATCTCCGCCCAGGAGGACGCCTGCCGGCGACTGGCCGACGACCTCGACCTCCCCGTCGCCGAGGTCTACGCCGACGTCGGCGCCTCCGGACGCCTGTCTCCCGCCATGCGCCCCGGCCTCGAATCGGCCCTCGAAGCGCTCTGTCAAAGCGCGGTTCTGATCGCCGCCGATTCCGACCGCCTCGCCGTCGGCGACCCCACGCTCGCCCTCCTGCTCCGCGAGGTCGAACAGCGCGGCGCCACCGCCGCCGCCGGCCTCCTCGCCGCGACGGCCGCCTGACCCGTGGCCGCCACCGCCAGGGCCGTCGTCTACGTCCGGGTCAGCACCGACGACCAGGCCGAGCACGGCGTCTCCATCAAGGCCCAGGAGCAGGCGTGCCGCGACTTCGCCGCCGGGAAGGGCTGGACCGTCGCCGACGTCCTCGGCGACCCCGGCGTCTCGGGATCGACGCCTGTCAACGCCCGACCCGGCTTGCGGGCCGCGATCGACCTCCTCGCCCCCGGCGACGTCCTCCTCGCCTACAACCGCTCCCGGCTTTTTCGCGCCGCTCCGATCGTGATCGCCATGATCGAGGCCGAGGTCGCCGCCAGGGGGGCGTCGATCCGCACGGTCTCGATCGAAGGCACGGGGTCCGACTCCGCCGCCGACGTCTTCGTCCGCCGCATCATGGACGCCCAGGGCGAGCACTGGATCAACGCCGTCCGCGAGGGGACGCAGCGCGCCCTCGATCACAAGCGGGCCCACGGCGAGGCCCTCGGCAACATCCCCTACGGCTGGCGGCTCGCCCCCGACGGCCTCCACCTGGAACCCGACCCCGCCGACGCCGGCCTGGTCGAGACCGTCCGCCGACTCAGGGACGCGGGCCTCGCCTACCGCCGGATCGCCGAAGTCCTCCCCCACCTCGGCTACCGCCCCAAAAAGGGCGCCGCCGAGTGGTCCCACACCTCCGTCCGCCGACTACTCGGCAAGGTCAAGCGCTGGCGACAGGCCAAGCGCGCCCGCGAACTCGCCGAGGCTCTCAAACCCAAGGAGCCCGCCCCGTGCCCGACGAGACCATCGCGGACCAGCTCCGCAAGGCCCTCGACGACGATCCCCGCAGCCTCCAGGCCCTCGCCGCCGCCGCCGACGTCCCCAAGTCCGCCCTCTGCCGCTTCGTCAAGCGGGAACGCGGCCTGACCCTCGATACCGCCGCCGCCGTCACCAAGGAGCTTGGGCTGTCCCTCGTCTCCACCGCACGCCGCAAGAGGACCCGGAAGTGACCCCGACGACCCGGCGACGACCGCCCAAGCCCTACCACTCCCGAAGCGGGATCGACCTCTACCACGGCGACTGCCGCGACGTCCTCCCCCGGCTCGCGCAAGGATCTTGCGCGGCCGTCGTCACCGACCCGCCCTACGGTCTCGGGATCGGGGGGCGGACGTGGGACGACGACGTCGCGTTCTACCGCGAGACATGGCGCGCCGTCGCCCAGGCCCTGGCGCCCGGCGCGCCGCTCTTAGCGTTCGGCGGCACGCGCACCTGGCACAGGCTCGCGATGGCCGTCGAACTCGCCGGCTACACGATCGGCGACTCCCTCGCGTGGCTCTACGGCGAGGGAAGACCGTCGTCCCAAAACCGACTGAAGCCCGCCTGGGAACCGATCCTGTTGGCGTGGCTCGGCCGCCGGTGCAACCCGCTCGGGATCGACGGCTGCCGCGTCCCCGGCGAACCCCGCCCCTTGGTCGTCGACCGAAAATCGATCGCTCGCAAAGGCCGGACTTACAACGGCGGAATCAGTAGCGGACGCCGGGTGGGGCTGACCGAAAAGGGCCGCTGGCCGGCGAACGCGGTCCATGACGGCTCATCGGCCGTCCTCGCCGCGATCGGTCCCGGCGCTAGGTTCCTTTACCAGGCCAAGGCCCGTCATCCGAAGCAGAGGGGAGCGGACAACGACCACCCCACGGTCAAGCCGCTACCGCTGATGGACTGGTTGGTCAGACTGGCGTGTCCCGAGGGCGGGACCGTCCTGGATCCCTTCGCCGGCAGCGGAACCAACATGGTCGCCGCCGCCCTGGCCGGTCGCCGCGCCGTCGGGATCGAGCAATCCGAGGAATATTGCGAAATCGCCGCCCGCCGCATCGACGCCCTGGCCGACGTCGCCGCTTGAACCACCGGAGAACGCATGCAAATCATCGACGACCTTCGAGCCCTCCCCGATCACTACCGGGCCGCCATCCTCCCGTCGCTGAGGTCGAACCATGGGCCCCGAGGCATCCTTGGCCCTCGCGGCGAACCCGACCCCGAGCCGGAACCCATCGACAACCGCCACGCGCGCCGCAAGGCCGCGGCCATCGACCGCAAGCGCCGCCGGCTGCTCCGGCGCGTCGCGTCGGACGCCGCGGCGTGAAAACGACGACGGCGGCCGAGGCCCTCGCGAGCCCCGCCGCCGTCGTCTACCGATGTATCGGGCATGGTCGCTACCGGGCCTTCGCGCCTCGCTTAACCGAGTCTTGATCCTTGAGCGACCTCGCCGACTGGTCGACCTGCTTCGCGCACGACGGGCAGACGTCGCTCAAAGGCCCGAACGTCATCGGCCGCATCCGCCGGAAGTCGCTGGCGCCCCGCATCCCATCGACGATCGAGCGCATCACGTTGCCAGTCACCAAAACCGTCGTCCCGAGCGACCCGCACACGTCGCAAACCATCGTCAGCCGCACCATCAGTCACCTCCGTTAGCATCAAAACAAACGCATCTGTCCCGGCAGGTCGGCCGGCTCGGCCGGCTTCGCGCGCCGCGACTTGAGCCCGAGTTGGAAGCGGACCTCGGTCAACCAGACCTTGTACAGCCACCCGTGGGCGCACCAGTAGGGCTTGCGGCGTCGGACGGCCGTCTCCAGGTCCTTGCCGGTCAACCCTCGCGATTCGGCGTCCTCAATGGCCTCGGCGACGATCGGCGCGACGTCGTCTCGCCACGTCCGGCGAGCCATCAGTCACCTCCCCGCAACCGGGCGAAGTAGTAGATCACGAGCCCCACCGCCGGCCCGTACTGAAGGCACAGCAGCGCGAAGACAAACCCTTTCACGGCTGGCCCCCTTCCGGCGTCGTCCACACTCCCTGACGTCTCAGATTCAGATCCCAGAGCTTCGTGGTCATCCGCCCGAGAATCTCGCCGCTTTCCGTTTGCCAGTAAACGAAAGCCGCATCATGGCGAACGCATGTGACCACATGGTCTTCATCGAAGAACCGCATCACGAGCTTCGACCCGAACCGCCTTCGGTAGTCTTCCAGATTCACGACCCTCCCCCTTCCTCGTCCGCCGCCGCCAACCGCCAGTGGGTCGGCGCGTCGGAGACTCGGGTGGACTTACCCTGGACGTACCACTCCTCCGGCTCGTACCAGTGGGGACCGAATCGAACCAGCTTGCGGGGCACGCTCACGGATCCGTCGACCTGGTCGACCATCGTCCAAACCACCACGCCCCAAGGCGCCGTGTCCGCCGCCCTCCAATCGCTTTCGTCCCAGAGCCCGGGGCTTTCGGTCACGTCCCGGAACTCACGGTCCAAACGCCTTCGCTCGCTCACAGATCACCCCCTTCCGCCGCCCGGAACGCCGTCAAGTCGGGAAGATCCGAATCATCACCGCCAGACCGATCGCACTTCGCCATGAGCGAGGTCCGGCTCTCTCCCCGAACGTGCCGCGCATGCCATTTCAACAACTCACCAACCTGCGTCAGTTGATGTAAAGGCAAGTACATCGGCAGGTTGAGCATGATGCTGACGATTCTGTCTTCAGCCTCGGTGCGCCATTGCTCCGTGTGGCGGACGCCGGAATCCCGGAAGATCTGATGCACGGCCGCGATCTTTTGATCTCGCAACGACGGCATCATTGCCCTCCTTCCGCGTCTCGGATCGACCCCGCCACGTCCACGGGATCGCCGACGCCCCAGAGGGTCCGCCCGGTGCGGGCGGATACCGTCACGATCACGCCGACGCCCGGCGTGCCGTCGCCGGCGGCGCCGCGGTCGGCGATCCAAAAGTGGAGGTAGGGCCGCTTGAGCATGCCCACGGCCGGGACGGTCGGGGCGTAGCGGGCGACGGGCTCGACGCGGCCGTCGCCGTGGACCGTCAGGTCGACGTAGCCGGAGACCCGATCCACCGGCAGTCGCGACCGCGACGGCGAGGCGTCCGCCCACCCGGTCGCGTCGATCACCGCCCCCGCCAACTCCAGCCCCAGCCCGTCGGCCGCCGGAGCCGGCCGCGGCCGAATCAGGTAGCGGGAGTTGACCACCGGGGCGTTCAAGCGCCACGACTCGCACTCCGTCGACCACTCGTCGGGCTCGTCGACCTCACCGTCAGTATCGTCGTCCAGCCCGTTGTAACCCTCGTCGATCCACCCGTCGTCATCGTCGTCGAACCCGTTGACCAGCAGCAGCCAATCGGCCCAGCCGTCGCCCCTGTCCAGCCCCGTGCCCAGGCCCGGCCCGTAGTTGACGAACCCCTCGGGATTGGCCTCCACGACCGGCCCGCACACCGTGTAGACCTTGCCGGCAAGCTCCACCCGGTCTCCCAGCCTCACCCGCCACGCCCAGGACGTCGGCTCGTTGGGGGCTCGAAAGCCCCCCTCGTCGTAGGCCACCTCCTGCTCCAGGACCAAGGCCCGCGTCCCCAGCGCCGGGAACCCGGCGGGGAAGGTGCTTCGGATCGAAACCCGCCCGTCCTGGATCGCGTCGGGCCGCTCCAGCGGCACCACCCGCGAGTAGGCCAGCGGCGCCGTCGGATCGACCGACCCGTCGGCAAGCCGCTTGATGGGGAACGCGGCGTCGGGCACCAGCCGGAGCCCCGCCACGCCGTCCCGCTGGGCCCTCGCCGTCGCCGCCGCCAGCTCGCCTTGCAGCAACCTCGCCGCGCGTCCGGCCGCGTCGCGGCCCGTCGCCTCCAGCACGACGGGGAGCGCCGCCACGGCGATGATCCCGACGATCGCCAGCACGGCCAGCAACTCGATCAGCGTGAACCCCCGGGGGATCGTCCGGTACTTGGACTCCCCCAGACACGCGGTCGCCGCCGTCGCGGCGTCGTCCCTCCCCGGACCACCCGTCAGTTTGCGGTAACACCCGGCGCAGTAGTCCCGCGGGCCCTGGCCGGCGATCAGCGTCTTGCCGACCCGCCACTGAAGACACCACGCCCGGAACCGCAGCGCGTCCTCCTGGTCATCAACCTGATCGACCCGACACTCCCGAGTGATCGACGTCCCGCACGAGTCGCACGCCAGCGACACCGAAACCCGGTCGTCGTCCTCCAACGGCCGCCGCCAGTTGGAATCCGCCTCGCAACACAGCACGACATAGGTACTCATCGACGCATCCTCCCTTCCCGCGTTCGAACCGGACCTCAGTACCGCCCCGCCGCCACGTCCCGCAGGTAGGCCCACAGCACGGGCCACCAGCCCTCGCGGACCCCGCGGCGGATGACCGCCTCCACGAGCACGAACCAGGTCGCCCCGGCGAGGAACACGACGTCCGCCGACAGCCGTTCCGACCACCAGGCCCACGCCGCCGCGAGGGCCTCGCGAGCGCGGGCCGATCGGTCGTGATAGGGCCCCGGCGCCCCGTCGTCGGCGACGAACCGCTCGGGACCGTCAACCCGGTCGATGGCGATCCCCGGCCTGGCCGGGCAGTGCTTGGGCAGCACCAGGTGGAGCGCGAAAGCCGGCGGATAGAGCGCCAATCGGATCAAGGCTCGCTTCATGTCACGGTCTCCGGATAAGAGCCGGAGCCGCGGCGGAACCCCCGCCGCGGCTCGCGGCGAGGGTCAGTTGACGGGAACGGTCGGCCGGCGCTTCAGGACGCGCGGCGCTTGCGGAAGGAGAAGGGCGACCTGGGCGACTTGCGCCCCAGGTGAAAGCCGATCTTCCGCTCCCGCTTCGCGCCATCGTCGGCGCGATCCGGGTTGAAGCTGATCTTCCGACCGAGCTTCGCGAGGTTGGCGAGGTCGGCGTGGCGATAGAGGGCCGAAGTCGAGGGTTTCGTGTGCCTCAACACGCGCTGGATTTGCGCGTCCGAAAGGCCCCAGAGCGTTTCGGCGTGAGTCGCCCACGAATGTCGAAGGATCTGCCAGGTGACTTCGCCGGTCACCTCGGCCGCCACCGCCGCCGCTTGAAGCGCGTCGATCGGACGCCGGCCGGGACCGCCGCCGTGCCAGACCTTGGCCCCTCGCACGCCCGGCCACAGCCACTCGCCGTCGCCGACGCGCGGGGCCCAATCCGCCAGGATCGACGCCAGCTCCGGCGGCATCGGGACGGGCAACCCGGACCCCACCGTCTTGAGCGGTCGCTCCGGGATGTCCCGAAGCCAGATCACGCCGCGCGTCGGGTCCAAGTCCTGGACGCGCAGGAACAGCCCCTCGTCGCGCCGGACACCCGTGTACGCGATGGTTGACACTAGCGCGTACAAGCGTCGATCCCACCACTCTCCGGGCGCCCCGGCCCTGCGCTCCAGGTGGGTGAGCAGCTTGACCACCTCGGCCCATGGCAGGTGCCGGGGGTCGTCGTCGATCGGGATCTTCGGCTTGAGGAGCCGCCAGTTGGGCGGACGCTCGGCATAGCCCTCCGTGATCGCGTAGGACACGGCCGATCGGATCACGCTGATTTGACCGGCGACCGTATGCGGGGCGCGATCGGCGCAATGGTCGGCCCGCCATCGCGCCACGGCCTCGGTGGTGACTTCCGCCGTCGTCGCGACGCCGGACTCCTCCAATTCGCGGAGGAGTTGATCGAACTTCTGCACCGTACTGGCACTCATTTCGAGTTGCCGATACACTCGGGTGATCCGCTCCCGAAACTCGGCGAGCGGTAAGGGATTGGTCGGCAT